AGTTGAATCTCTACTTGCTCGTCAGATGATAGTAGACTTTTTCTTGCAGTATCATCTGAACCTGTTGCACGATTTTTTCTAGGTCTACTTGTAAAGATAATTGAATTCTCCAACTCATCATGAATAGGATACATAAGTTCAATGAAGTTTGTGCAGGGGACTTTTTTTGCTTTATGTTTTGCAACATTCGATGCATCCAAAGCTTTCTCTAAGGATTCCCTTCTACTATTTAATAAGTCCTTTGCTTGTTCAGCTTGTTGTAGTAGTTCATCTGAGTTTGCAACACTAGCGTAGTTGATGTTCGATAATTTAGATGCAATTCCCTTAACGGAATTCACTGCTGATTTTGCCTGATTGACTTTGTTTAGCAATTTTGTTATATTGGGCATATTAGAAACCTTATAAATAATCCAAAGTGTTTACTGTTATTTATGTCTTATAAAGGTAAGTTCAAACCCAAGAACTATAAAAAGTATAAGGGCGACCCCACTAAAATCTTCTACCGTTCACTATGGGAAAGGAGATTTATGGTCTATTGTGATAACAACCCTGCGATTATAGAATGGGGAAGTGAAGAAGTTATCATCCCTTATAAGTCTCCACTTGATCAAAAAGTGCATCGATACTTTCCTGACTTCTATATTAAGTATGTAAACAGACAAGGTCATAACATTCGTGAACTGATAGAAGTCAAACCTAAAAAACAGTGCAGTCCCCCCAAGCAACCTAAACGACAAACAAGAAAATACCTACAAGAGTGTGCAACCTATATGATCAACCAAGCAAAATGGAAAGCTGCAGAAGAATTTTGCAAGGACAGACGTATGGGTTTTCGAATTTTAACTGAAGACCATCTACTATAAATGCATAAATAGTTAGATGGGAAAACTTCTTGAAAAGTTAGACAACGAACTACCATCAAGTATAAGAAAGAGGTCAATAGAATCTCTAGATTGGTTTCGTTCTCAGCTTAGAGATATAAAAGTCACTCCTGATTCACTTCAGAGACAGACTGATAACTTTGTATCTCGTATGGAGTTGGGAAAGATGTATATGTTTATGTATGATGCAAAACATCAAGAGACACTTCCCTATTGGGATAGATTCCCACTCATGTTCCCTATACGAAGATATGGAACAGGAATGTTAGGTATCAATCTACACTATCTTGCACCTCGTTATCGTGTAAGACTGATGGATGGTCTTTTTGAGTTTCTCAACAATGAGGATATGAATAAAGACACAAGATTAAGAATGACATATGAATTGTTAATGGCAACATCAACATTGAAGTATGCAAAACCTTGTGTCAAACAATATCTCTATAATCACATTGACAGTAGAATCACAGAAGTCCCCCCTCAGTATTGGGAGATAGTTGCAATGCTACCAACACAACAATTTAACATAAATGCAAATACCGTATATGCAGAAAGTAGGGCAAGATTCTAATGGCACAAATAGATAAATTTAAAGCTAACTTTGATGTTGGTGCAAGATCAAATCAGTTTAGTGTGAACATACACTGTCCCAAATTGGGACTAAAGTTAGAAGGATGGAGAGTGGAGACTGCCGTTTTGCCTGGCAGACAACTTACATCTGAAACACATTCAACCTATGGCCCTCTTGAAAATAAGGTCTTTAATATAGACCAAGATTCACAACAGACAACTATGGAGTTTCGTTGTGACTCAACATTCTATGATCGTTTTATCATAGAAGCATGGCAAACACAAATCTTTACTGCACAAGGTCGGAATGTAGAAGGTAGTGCAATTCATCCTATCTTCATGTATCCTGATGAATACATGGGTGAGATGGAAATCTATCAATATCGTAAAGATGATAAGTTTGCAATGAAGTATAAACTCTACGATGTATTTCCTCTGTCATATGCCCCGATGAATTTGAACATGACAGAAACAGATTCAATTTTAAAATTTAGTGTGACATGGTCGTTTAGAACATTCTCAACCGAGTATGCACAAACTCCTGAACTGTCTGCACTAAATAAGGGAAGACGTTATCTAGATATTGCACTAGATGGTCTTAAAGTAGCTTCTAGGTTTAACAAGAAAGCAGGGTCAATGCTCAATCGATTAGAAAGTTTTGACACTGCACTTGCTAGAGGTTCAAATTTATCACGAGGTCTTGGTCTAGGAGACTAACCTCTTTTTAGAATGGAGTAAATTATGGGATTACCAATCCAATCGGCACCAAAGTATACTACGGTGCTACCAAGTGATGGACGAGAAGTTGAATTCCGTCCCTTTTTGGTTAAAGAACAAAAGACATTAGTTCTTGCAAGAGAAGGTAAAAGTGTCAAAGAACAAATTTCTGCAACAAAGGATTTAGTTCGAGCAGTTACCTTCGAAAAAATTAATCCTGATGAACTACCTATGATTGATTTAGAGTGGTTGTTCCTCAAGATTAGAAGTGTTTCTGTAGGAGAAACAGTAAACTTAAAATTAATTTGTAGTGATACAGAGTGTCGTGGAACGGGTGATGCTGAAATCAACTTAGATGAAATCGAAGTGAGTGGAAAGATGCCCGAAAACAACACCGTTATGATTAACGATGACGTTGGTGTTACACTTCAACTTCTAAAAGTTAAAAACATGGACGGAGTTGATAAGCTCGCACAAGAAGATCAGGTTATTGAGATTCTAAAGAGATCAATAGTCAGTATCTTTGATGGAGAAAATGTGTATAACACATCTGAGATATCTTCTTCTGACATCAATGAGTTTGTTGACAGTTTGACTTATGGACAAATTACACTACTAGGGGAATGGTTTGACCAAGCACCCAAACTTACTAAAGATGTGAGTTTCAAGTGTAATAAGTGTTCAACAGAACAGACACGTCACTTAGAGGGTCTACAAAGTTTTTTTTAGTAGCTCTTTCTCATGAGAGTGTGTTTAATTATTATAACACAAACTTTCAGTTGATGCAACACCACAAGTATTCATTAACTGAACTAGACGAGATGATACCATGGGAAAGAGAGATTTATATTAATCTTCTTTTACAGTATCTAGAAGAAGAAAAGGAAAGGCAAAAGGCAAGAGAGGCCCGAGCAAAAAGTAGAAGATAATTATATTATGTGTAGGTGAGTCATTAATTTGAGGACACATAATATGACAGAACAAACAGACAACAGGAACGAAGTAAATATCGATCTTGAGAAATACACCGATCTAATGTTAAAGTTAGACGATGCAAACGACAAGATTAAAGAGATGGAACAACTAACCAAAGACTTAAAGGTTGCAGCTATGGAAGCAAAACCTAAAGAGAAGTTCACACTAGGGTCTTTGTTTATGGACGATAATCACATCAATGAGAAGTCCATTATTGGTTTTATCTCATTTTTAATGATGGTCGTTTTCGGTATAGCAGACCTAGTAACAGGTTATGTTGGACAGGATTTAGTAATCTCAGACACTATCTACACTTCATTCGTGGTAGTTACTTTAGGTTCATTCGGTATTGCAGAAGCTGGAAAGGCATTCGGAAAACAATAGGAAATAGTCAATGGCTGACGACATCAATAAGACAACACAAGAACTCAAAAAGGAGTTGTCACAATTAAAAGATGAAGTAGAGAAAGGTAAGAGAGGACTCAAACCTGCCTTTAAAGAATTAGTTGATCTAGTTAAGGAGAGTAATGCACCCCTAGCTAAATCTATTATTGATGTCCGTGAAGCAAGTAAAAATACATTTGCAGGAGCTCTGCAATCTAGAAAACTCCTTCAGATTGGAAACCTAATTGGTCAAGTATCTAAAGATGCATCTAAGGTTTCAGCTGATCAAATGACTCAACTCAAAAAGTTTACTGACGAGATTGAGGGGTTTGACTTAGATAGATTCATTAAATCTCAAGAAGCAGTCAATGCTATGAATGATAAACTTCAGGGTATTGATGATTCGTATGCTGCAAGACTTCAAACTCAATTATCAAATGATAAAGAACTTAAAAAACTAGACGATGGTCTTCAAGATAGTAATCGGATGCTCAATGAAGTTAGAAAGAGTGGAAATAAAAAAGACATCTATGAGTATGAACAGTTAATCATAGAACAGCAAAAAGATAGAACCAAATATATCCAAGCACAAAAAGAAATCTTTAATCAGATGATTGAAGAAGAGAAACAATCTATTGTAGATAAGAACGAAACAGAAATTAATATTCGTGATGAGTATAATGACATATTAAAACAAGGTTTAAAAGATGTTTCAGAAGACAACGGACAATTCTTTACTGATTTTAAAAAGATATTTGGAGTTGACCTTCAAGGCCCATTAGATAGTGCAGTAGAGTGGACAAATGCATTCGGTAGAATGTTTTTTAAGAATGAAGACCTAGTTGGTGATATCTTTAGTGGATTATCTAGTTTTAAAGAAAAGGCTATCAATGGTCTAACCAATGGTTTAAAAAGTCTACCTGATCTTGGTAAGAAAATGATGAATGCAATAGGTGGTAGTATGGCAGCTATAGGTGGGGTAGTTGCAAAAGGTGTTGATGCAACAGTTTTAGGTATACAGAAGAGTTGGTCTTTTGTAAAAGATAAGGCATCATCTTTAGCAACTGCAACTGGTGACATGATCGGTAAGGCAGGTGGTGCAATCAAAAAAGGAGCAGCTACAGTAGCAAAAGGTGCTGCTAATATGATAAAAGCAGCTGCTTCTTTCCTTGCAGCTTCATTTACTGCATTGATGAGTGGTCTTATGTTCCTTGCACCATATATCTTAATCGGTGTTGCAATCGTAGCACTCGTAGGTGCATTAATCGCAGGTGCAATGTGGTTAGAAGAAAAGACTGGTATATTCAGTGGTCTGTTTGAAACCGTCAAATCATACTTTATGAATATCATAGAAGCAATAGGTAGAATATTTGGTGGGTTCTATGACTTCTTTGCAGGACTGTTTACTGGTGACTTTGATAGAATGTTCGGTGGTCTAAAGGATATCCTTGGTGGACTATGGGATTTAATTAAAGCACCTTTCACGGCAATTGGAGACTTCTTTAAGAATGTATTTGGTGTTGACATCGGTCAAATCCTAGTAGACTTTGCTAAGAAGGTTCTACCTGATTGGGTATTGAACTGGTTAGGTTGGGGTGGTGGAGAAGACTCTGCACCTGACATGCAAAACACTGATGACCCTGGCTCTGAACAAAATGCTCGTGAGTTATCTCAAGCAGAAAGACAAGCTGAATGGGAAAGACGAAGACGAGAAGGAAACAGACGAGAGTTAGGTGGTAGAAGAGAAGGTTTCATGGGAATAGGTTCTGAGACTGACGAAGAATATAACCAAAGACTTGCAAAAGAAAATGAAAATAGATCACTTCTTAAAGATCAAATTAATATTAAGAGACAAGAAGAACTACTAAGAGTAGGTGATAATGCAGAAATGCAAGCTGCCATCAATGCAAGATATGATGAGATGTCAGCAAACGCAGATGCTGGTGTTGACTTGTTTAGAATATCTCGTCAGGTTGGTTTTCAGGGTCAGTTTGAAAGAGATATGGGTAACGTTGATGTTGATCAAATCAGAGCTGCTATTAACCCTATGGAAACTGCACCTGGCGTGAATCCTACCCCAGTTGAAGTTCAAGAAGCTTCAGGTCGTGGTGGTGAGATTGGTCAAGCAACTCAAGATGTTGCAGATGCACAATCAGATGTTAACATGCAAGTAAACACCGTCCAACAGAATACTAACAATGTAAGTAATAGTTCAACGGTGACTGCATCAACAGGTAGAACTAGAAATTCTGACCCAACTGCTAGTCGAGTTGCAGCTGTTCCTGCATAACCTCACGATTAATCTTACTACGATTATATTTCGTTTTATCAGGATGAACACTGGTCAGTCCGTGTTTAGGAGTTTCCTTACGAACTTTAATCTTTATTTTCTTGCTGAAAATAGAATCCCAGTTTGAATCGAATTTGTCTTTAGAAACAGAACGAGGTCTCTGTTTTGAACCTTTACCACTCATGACTACCTCTTACGATATCCTTTAACTGATTCTCGTTTTGCTAATAGTTTCTTACGTCTTTTAATATCTTGATTTCTCTGATTACGTTTTGTTGCAGGTTTCTCATAGTATTCTCTATCTCTAACCTCTTGAACGATGCCAGCTCGTTCACAGGTTTTCTTCCACCTACGTAGCATCTTGTCGAATGGTTCAACGAATTTTGATTTTGGATTTGTTCTTGGTGTTACACTTGGCATAATTTTCTCATAAATTTAAAGTTGTGAAGTCGCCCCGAACTCTGTTACAGCAACCCGCTCTTCACCGAACACCCCGCGTGTTTTGCTGGTGTTCTTGCCCCTACTAAGCACCCCCTTTTTATCCACGGTCTTAGTCGCTGGTGGTTGTCTTTATCACGGACACACATAATTATAACAACCACCCCCCAACTCAAGAATTAGTCGTTAGCTAATCTCTTGAAGTAGTCCATCGCATCATCACCATCATCTTCGTCTGATGATGAGTCAACTGATGGAACTACAGGTTCATCTGCAACTGCACTGTTAACATTTGACCAAGGCACTTCGTCAAAGTCTTCTGCAACAGATTCAGCAGTTGAAGTAGATACTCCACCTGAGAGACCTAATACACGATCAAGTTTCTCTTTGAGTTCTTCATAAGTTTTAAACTCATTTGGTGCAACAATCTCTTTTAAAGAATGTGCATTATTATATATCTGAGTTAGCTTATTTTCGTCATCAAAAAGTGGTGCAATTGAATCGAACTCTGATTTATCATAGTTCCAATAACCATCAACCTTTCTGATTTTGATTTTGAAGTTTGCACCTTCTCTCAAGTCAAAAGGATTGATTGCCTGTTCATCTTCGAATGCAGGTGAGATTGCTTCTTTGAGTTGTTCAAAGATTTTCTTACCGAATTTGAAGAGGAATACTTTACCTTCGTTGTCAGGATTTTTAGGGTCAGAAACAACAAAGACATTAGACACATAGTGTAAACGTCTTTTCTGTTTACGAGCCTGTTCCTTATTTGCTTCAATCCCAGTGTTCCACAACTGAGTGTTGTATTCAGACACGGGGTCTTGTTTATTGAGAGTAGTCAAAGACTTCTCAATATACCAACCACCAGGCCCTTGAAATCCGTGATCCCAATATGAGACCCATGGCATTTCTTCACCTTCGGGAGTAGGTAGGAAACGAACTACTGCAAACCCATTACCACTCTTGTCGAGTTCAGGTTTCCAATATCTATCGTCATTGTAGGATTTTTTCTCTCCACTGGCTGTGGGAGTTGCTGCTTCCATTGCAGCTCTGAGCTTATCTAATGATGTCATTGTATTCTCCTATCTTATTAAGCATCGTATTGCATTTTATTAAGACTACATCTGTAGTCCACCATCTTATTATACACAATTAAGGTCAACTCTACAAGAGGGTTTTTCCTAAAAAGTGCAAATATATTTATATGAAATGTGTTCTTGAAAATTGTTTTTTTATATATAACTGTGTTATCTTCCACAGGGGGGATAATATACATTAAGAACACAACTCAATTAACTTCTGTTTATACCTGTTGTGGTCGTAACTCAAAAAGGTTTTATACTTATTAATCTTAGTATGCACCTCAGGGTATACCACATTTTCCGAAATCAACTTTTCCCAGTCTTTCGTAAATCCGATAATCTCATCCATAATGCATAGTGTCTGTAAACTAATTTGTTTACTGAGGTATGCTTTCAGAAGACGAGGGTGTTGTCCTTTGTCTACCTTTAGTAGTGTATCAATCTTAAACTTTCTAATCTGATCAGCTACTTCCGTTTCAAACATATAGAACTGTTTCTGTTTTAATTTTTTCCATTCCTTGTAGACCTTATCAGATTCTTCACTGAGTAGATCACCCACCCATTGATCTTTAACTGATAGATTTGCAATATAAAAATCTTGTAGTTCTTGTTTGTATGTCTTAAACAGTTTACCGAAATGATACTTATCTTTTCGTTTAAGAAAGGAATTGATATCTGCTTTTACTTGACCGTTGTATTTTACAAAGTCATAATCCTTGGAATAGAAGTGTAGTTTTATTCCAAGGTATAAAGTGTATGCATCGTATCCTTCTCTACTTGTCATCTACTTAACCAGTGTTATACCAGTTGTAGCTTGTAAGTGTGCATCTGCAACCTTCTTAGATGAAGGAGTCATAAACACATACTGATTGAATATCACGTGTGTAGGATTCTCTTCTCCTGTAGCTGCAATACCTTTTGCAAATCCCATACTTCCATCTTGTGGGTTCTGTAGAATCATTCTAGGGTTTTCCATTTCAACACTTGCATTTCCGTCATCAGAAATTGCAAGGAGTTTACCAACATACTCACCACTGATTGTCACTACTGTGACGATATCACCTTTTACCATTGCCATAATATATTCCTATTCGTAGAAACTTGTGAGGGTTCCTTGTGAGTTTCGTCCCCTGTTAACCAAGTTCATTTTTGTTGCTTCTGCTTCGAGTTTCTCTCTAAGAGGATTAGTTAAAAGTCGTTTTGCAGACTCAGGTTCAAGTAGATGTTCTTCACACACTTTAAGTATTGCACTCATTACATCGGCCTTACCACCTGCCATTAGTTTTTCTACTTTATCAGAGAAATCTTTTCTAGTCAGCATCGATCACCTCATACTCATATTCGGTGCAACCTTTTCTTTCAGACCACCAGTCGATATCTTCTTCTTCGATACATTCAGCTTCACTAACTCTTTCCCAACAGATATCGTCTTTCTCATCGTCACCAGTTGTTCCTTCTGCAATGTATTGTCTTAACTCTTCTTCTGAGATTACTTCTTCACCATCCCAGTTAGTCGTTGATGTCACCATCACTTTTCTAACAGAGACTTGATGAAATTCGTTTTGTTTAAATTTTACTTCAGCCATTATGCATCCCCCTTTAGTTGTGCAAGTTGTTCTGCTTGGTAGTTAGAGATAACTTCCCAAACATTATCATAGTATGCTTCTTGAATTGCATCGTGGTCAATGAGTTCATAAAATTCTTCTGCATTTGCAATCACTTCTTCTTTAGTGACACCTTCATCTTCTGCAACTACTTCTAGTGCAGAATTAAATTCTTCACTATACTCTTCTGTCCACAGTTCAAAGATTTCTTCTGCTTCTAGTTCAACACCATCGATGCAAGACTCATAAGAATCAGTTTCAGGATTGAACACTGGTTCCCAAAAGTAGACACCTGCAAAGTTAGGTGATTCATCTGCAAAGTGAATCTGTGCAGTTGCCTCAGGTGACACTTTCAATAGTGCATTGTGTAGTGCTTCTACATAGTCCGTAGGTGGACTCCATGCACTTTCACCATACACACTAAAGGTGTTTCCACCATCTATAAGATACCCATCGGTATCATCAATCGTTGCCCACTTAGGGCCACACTCAAATAGATTCTGACCTTCAAACTCTGTTTGATGTAGATCATCCTTACCCTCAAAGATACCTTCGAGAAATGCTTTTCCTTCGTCATTAACTTTCTCAAAGTCAAAACTATAGGTCACATGATTTGCCATAATTATACTCCGTAAAGATTGTAGTATTGTCGTCTTAGTTGTTGTAGTTCTTCGACATAGTCTACAGGGTCACAAGAGAACAGTTGACAATTCCCATCGGGTAGTGCAACAATAGCTGTGCATTCATCAATAGGATGGCCCGTCAACTCTTCCACCATAATTGCATAAGCAGTCATTTGTAAAAAATAACCTTTTGCATATTTTTCTTCCTTCCATTTGCCAGAAGTTTTGAAATCGATAATTTGAAGTGCATCATCAAATAAACCTATACAGTCTACTCGTCCTGCCATTCTTAACATGTCTGAATAAAGAGGTGACTCAATTGATAATGGTGAAATGTCATCAAGAATGGGTTGCACTCCTTTAAACATTGCTTCCTCAATTAGATTGTCAAACTCCAAAAAGGGGACATCCTTACGAAGATAGTGTTCAACCTTTTCGTGAAATTTTGTCCCACGTGTGGTTGCAGCTTTGGTGATTCGGTTTGCTTCTTCTTCACCAACTCGTTGTCTCCATAGTTTGATTTGTTCCCTAGAGTGTAGACCTGTAACAGTTGTTACACTAGGATATTTCTGACCATTTTGATCAATGTAGTATCTCTTACCTTCAAATTCTGTAGTTTCTAGTTGTATATTTTCAAGTTCTTCAAAACTGAAGGGGTCAGTCCTCACTATATTCATTATTATATTCTACTTTGTTTTGGACTGTTTGTCCATATGTTTTTTAATTATATTTACGGACTTCTCTCGTTTGATATCTTTAGTCCCGTGTCTTTCATGGACAACTGAGCCAGGATGTGCATCACCTATCTTGGATAACACTTCTTTCATGCCATTATCAGTTTTGATACGGTCACCATGTCCCCCAACAATTTGGAACCCAGTGATACGTTGTTCTAGGTGAGGATTGGATTGTTTGAACTCGTCCAACTTGGTGTAGGACATTAGATGTTCTTCAATTTCACTTGTGTTAGTATTATAGAATACGTATGTTGGCACTATGCACACTCCATCATAAATTGTGGGACTGGTCTATTAGTCCACTTTGCAAATCCACTCTTGTGAACTTTGTAGTATTTATGGTATGCTTTTATAGTGTTTTTGTCCTTGACATCATCGGGCATTGCCTGAGGTGGTTCAAAGAATTTAGTTTTAGGAATATTCTTTGGAACACTTGTTAACACATCCTTGAGTTTGTCAAAGGTCATGTGTATCTTTCCATAACGATAAGTGTATTCGAATGATAGTAGTTGCCACAGTTTCAAAAGGAACTGATAGTTCTCTACACTTTCACGAACCCACTTGGCTGATGGATGATTGATGTGGGATGCTTTGTATAAAGTGTTCTCCATCATCGTATCATCCATCTTCCAACGTTTGATTCTTCTACCGTTTGAAGTTTTATCGTAGTATTCAGTTCCATCTAACACACGATGTGCAGTGGATAGAAGTTGAGCATACTCGATAATCATTTTGACTACGTGTTTATCCAAGTGCATTTCTGCACACACTTGGGGGTCTTCATTTAGGTAGAATATATTCATTAGTTTACCATACCGTCCATTTGAAGTGCTTCATCAATTGAATGTTCACTACTAACATAAGTATGTGGTTTACCAACAACTTCTTGAACTCTAATCACCTTAGTTGGGGTTTCATTATTATGTTGTGCATAGAACCCTATAATCTTAACAGTTTTTAAAAACTTTTCGGGTATTTGAAGTTTTCTAAAATTATCAAAGGCAAGTTTTGCAGATGATTTTAATTGTTTCTTACCACCAAAAAGTGCATTACCTCTAGAGGTGTTTAATTTCTCTTGAGAAATTGCAAAGTTACTGTTGTTGACTCTCAATATAATGTTGGTTGTGATACCACTATTTGCATTGTAAGCTATCGTATCAAAAAGATAACGATCAATCAAACCAATTTCAACAGTGATGATATCATTCCTTCCATCAATACCTAGGTGTTTTCTAGCATCAATTACTTCATCTGTTCCTGCAAGTGTTTTAAACATACCTGTAATTATTCCTTCACCCAATTTTTCTTGAATGAGTTTTAACACCTTACCTTTTGTGGTATCAGAAATGTTGTGTTTATAAGAAGTAATGTAGTCATAACATTTTTTCTTTTGATAATTTTGTTGCATTGGGTCAAATACTTTTAACCACTTTTCATTATTTACTATTCTAGAATAAAGTTTTGATGCTAACTCTCCATTGGTTAATGCAAACTCAGGTGGATGGTCATTAGATTGAGTCGATAACATATCATAAATGGTTGCGTCATCCTCATTGCCGTCTACATCTAGTATTAGACCATCACAAATATCAGCTTTCCAATTCAGGTCTTGTTTTGCAACAAAACGATGATCACCTGCTGCTAACACTTTTTTAAAGTGTCCTGTAAGATGAATTAATATGGGTAGTGGTAGATCATATCTAAATCCACCTTGAAAAGAGTTGATCAAAGCCTTAACTCTTTGTTCTGTTGCAGAGTTACTCTTTGTTTGTTTCCCTACTATATGTGCTGGTGTGATATCTGTCATTCTGTAAAATTGTCTCTTAACAACTTTTGATAGAATATCATAGTCTTTTGATATTTGACCAGTTTCTTTTGCTTTCTTTTGAATATCTCTAAGAAGTTTTAGAAACCTTTCAACGGGGTATTCTTCTAGTGATCTATCTAAAGAGAGTTGTGGGTTAAGTATTGAAAGGTCTTCACCTTTGGGTTGTATTTTTGTTGTTCTGCCTGTAGTGGAAGGCCCATAGCTACTAACAGAACGTAAGTTACTTACGTTTGACATTTTTAAATCTCCTGTCATTTCACTCAGGACTTGATATCTAATATCGTCTAGAGTGTGCCGTCATTGAACTATACAGTTTGATGATTGGCGGTTAACAAAGATAGAATTATTTCTATCCATTTATATTTATAATAACTCAAAACTATCTTTTTGTCTAGATGGTTTCTAAATTAAATTGTAAATATTTTTTTGCAGGTCTAATAGAACCATGCACCACATAAATCTTGTCGATGTCCTGATTAAGAAACTTCAACACAGACCTATGGGATTGAAGTGTTCGATCAGTCCAATCACCTGACACTTGTTTCATTGATACAATACCAATGAATGCCTTGACGATCTTTCCGTTCTCATCACACTCAAACTTTTTCAGTAGGTGAATATCAGTCTTCTGATATCCGTTACCTACCCAACAGTTACCTGTCGAAAAACTGTTCTTGTCTTCTACTAAGATATCGTTGAAGACATAGTCACTTCCATCGATAGTCTTTTCTAGGAAGGTGGGTTGTTCTTTATTAATGTGTCGATAGAAACAGTTGTTAAGAGGTCGTGCATAGTTCTTTGCAATCTCTACTGTCTTTTGATTCTCGTTTTCTAATTCGTCTTTGAACTTCCTACCCCAAGCTGTTTCAATTGCAGGAAGAAGTGTATTGTTAAATTCATCGACTACACTAGGAAGGACACTCTTTACTGTTACACCTAACGACTCAATCATAATTTTTCAATCTGCTCCAATGTTTCTTCTACCTCTTCCCATGTTAGATGACCTAACACATCATCTGTTATAGGTGTAGTATAACACAACTCCTCATGGAATAAAACTGCAAGTTCCCAAAGTCCATGTTTACCACCGTAAGAGTATGGACTCTTTATAACACTTGCACCGTAACCGTTTGCAAACTTGAACTCTAGTGCAATACCTTCGTTCCTGTCGTATGTTTTATATAAGCTTCCTATATGTTTCATTTGTAGAATAGATGATTGTCAATTGTTGTTGTTC